GACTACGAGGCGAAGCCGCCGGATCCCCGGTCGTTCGAGGTCGACCACATCGTCTCCTCGGAGGAGGCGAAGCAGCTCGGCTGGTCTCCGGCTGACGCTGACGCGCTGGAGAACTGCCAGGGCGTGTGCCGCCAGTGCAACCGTGAGAAGTCCGATGGGTTGAAGCCGGTCGCCGCGGCTCGCCCGACATACATCAACCCACGCTTCACCTGATCTTGCGCCCACTCCCGGGCGCACCTACGCCAACCCGGGGCGGTTCTATCCGGGGTCCACGGGAGGTGGCCGTCGTGGCCGAGTACAACACCATCACCGAGGCCGTAGCGGCCGGCGACATGCTTGCTGCCGCGAAGATCCGTCTGCGTCTGCTCGATGAGGCATTCGTCGGTCAGCCTCAGCTGCGTTCGCAGCTGAGCACCGCTCTCGAGCGGGCTGCAGCTGAGGTCGAGCGACTCATGGCCATGAAGCCGAAGAAGGCCGACGAGCCTGCCGCCGGGGACACTCCGGTCGGCGACGACGCGAAGCTCGGCCGGGTAGTGCCGTTCGATGCCGACCGGTATCGCAAGTCGGGCTAACCCTGCTCCACTCGTTGAGATCGCTCGGCATTGCGTCATCCCCGATGACATCGCCTTCACTCGCTACTACGAGCTGATCGCACCCGAGTTGCCCGGCATGGGCGTCGAGCTCGACCAGTGGCAGGAAGACGTCTGGCAGGTCGCTCTCGGCCTGCGCGAGGACATGTCGCTGTGCTGCGACGTCATGGGCGTGACGTTGTCGATCGCCCGTCAGGTCGGGAAGACCTGGGGCATCATGGTCGGCCTGATCGCGATCTGCCTGTCGCGGCCAGGGACGACGGTGGTCTGGTCTTCGCACCACGACCGGACCTCGAGCGAGACGCTGGCAAAGATGCAGGGCATCGTCGAGAAGCCGGCGATCCGTCCGAAGATGCGCGCGCAGTTCCCGGTGGTGTTCACCGACGACTCCCGCGGGGTGCACTTCGCGAACGGTTCCCGGATCCTGTTCGGGGCCCGGTCCTCTGGCTTCGGTCGCGGCTTCTCCGAGGTCGACATCCAGGTCTACGACGAGTGCCAGAACCTGCGCGAGGCCGCGCTAACCGACATGCTCGCCGCGATGAACGTGTCCGACCTCGGGCTCGCGTTCTTCATGGGCACGCCGCCGCGGCCGCAGGAGGTCGCGCTCGGCGTCAACGAGGCCTTCGACCGGCGCCGCAAGAGGGCGCTGGAGCCGAACAAGCGGCGCCCGTTCAAGGGCGTCTACGTCGAGTTCTCCCCCGCCGACCCGGACGGCGCCGAGGAGCTGGTCAAGGAGTTCCTTACCGAGCTCGACTCGCCCGGCTTCTGGGAGATGCTCGCGGAGGCAAACCCGTCCTACGGGTATCGGGTCGGGAACTCGGCGATCGAGCGCCTGGTCGAGAACATGTCGCCCGAGGACGTGCGCCGTGAGGTGCTCGGGATCTGGGACAAGACCACCGAGGTGCTCTCCGTGGTCTCGAAGACAGACTGGGTGAACCTCAAGGCCATTCCGGAGCTGGGGCCGGCGTCCGCGTTCGGCGTCAATGCGACCCGCGATGGCTGGTTCTGGGTGGTCGCCTGCTGGGCCGAGGTGGAGACGGCACACGTCGAAATCGCGCTTGGCACGCAGTCCGAGGTCGAGGCGTTCAACTTCCTGGCCCGGCACGCATCGAAGCGCACGCCGATCAAGCACGACTCGGTGGGTGCGGCGAAGGCGCTCGGGGAGAAGCTGAAGAAGCGTGGCTATGCGGCGTCGGCGTACTCGCTGACCGAGGCCACCGCGGGCAACGCGATGTGGCTTGGCATGGCCGAGGAGCAGCGCCTGACGCACGCCGGTCAGCCTGACCTTGACACCGCGATCCGTGGGTCGAAGCGCGAGGACCGTAAGTCGGGCGGCTGGCTGCTGATGCCCCGCTCGGATTCATTCGATATCGGCCCGGCCATTGCGATGAGCGAAGCCGTCTACGCCGGCATGACCGCGAAGAAGCGAACCGGGAAAGCCTCGTTCTGAGAAGGGAGTGACTATGCCGCTCACTTCTTCCGAGACGGACGCGCTCGCGGTGCTGGTCAAGGCTGCGTGGGAGCGCTTCCTCAAGGAGCGCCCGTACTACGTCAAGATCCGCGACTACCGCAACGGCAAGCGGGGCATCCCGAAGGCTCCCGAGGACGCCGAGCCGCGGCTGCGCGAGATCGCCGAGAACGCGGTGGACAACGTCCTTCCGCTGGCGATCGACTCGCTCTCAACGCCGCTCTCAGTCGTCGGATTCCGGGCGACCGGCACCGATGACAACCTCGACGCGTGGGGTTACTGGCAGGCCGCCAAGATGGATGCCCGCCAGGTCGAGGTCTACCGCAACGCGAACTCCTACGGCCGCGCCTACGGGTTCGAGGACTCTGACCGGTTCCGCATCGGGAGCCCGCTCGACTCCTACGCGGCCTACGCCGACGACGAGGACGACTTCCCGGCCTACGGGTTCGTGCTCACCGTCGACGAGACCGGGACCATGGTCGCGCTCCGGATGGTGTTCTTCGACGACTCGCGGCGCTACAAGCTGAAGGTCGCCGAGATCAGCCAGGACGTCTACGACTCGACTGGGATCGAGGCGTTCCTCTCGGAATCCGTCGGGATCAACCCGCTGCTCGAGGATGACGAGCTGCACGGCTACGACCACGCGCCGATCTTCAAGTTCGGCGACGGCGGGCCCGAGATCACCACCGACATCATGCGCAGGCAGCGGGCGATCAACTCGACGGTGTACAACCGTGACGCCGCCGAGGAGTACGGCGCTTTCCCGCAGAAGGCCATCATCGGCTGGGACGGCACCGAGGCCCAGAAGGCGCAGGCCGGCGTCACCAAGGTCATGGCATTCGCGGACGGCCCCGAGGACGTCGACGTCAAGTCCTTCGCCGCCGCGGCCCTCCAGCCGTTCATCGAGTCCGTCAAGGAGAAGAAGCTCGCGCTCGCCCAGGCGATGCAGGTCTCCCCCGCGCTCTTGGTGCCCGAGGCCAACATGGCGGCCGACATGATCGCGCTCGCCAACGCGCCATATGACCGCAAGCTGCAGACCAAGCAGCGGATCTTTGGCGAAGACATCGAGCGTTGGCTCCGCGCCAAGGCCAAGCGGAACGGCCTGGATGTCCCCGAGGATGCGGAGACGGTCTGGGACGAGACCGAGCCACGTTCCTACGCAGCCGTGATCGACGGCATCGTGAAGCTCGCCTCGGTCGAGGACAAGCTCACCAAGACCATGGTCGAGGACATCCCCGGCTGGACAGCGCAGAAGGTCGAGACCTTCATGAGCGAGGTCCGCAAGATGCGGGCCGTGTCCACCCTCGCCGAGGCCTTGGCCGGCGTCGGTGCGCCGGACATGACCGATGCTGGGCCGGCAGGGGCGCCTGACCGTGGCCAGCCTGCCTGACCCGATCCGCCTGCTCGGCGTGACGGTCAAGGACATCAACGCTCTGATCGCCAAGGACGGCAACCAGGTCGCGCTGCTCCTGCTTGCGGCGACCGGTCACGGCCGCGCCTACGGCAAGCCCGATGTCCAGCAGGCCGCGCGCGACGCGCTCTACGCCTGGGCCTACACCTACCTCGAGCCACGGTTCGACCAGTACCAGTCCTGGGCGACCGAGCTCGCGGCAGAGAACTACTCGACGGCACGCCTCGAAGCTGTCGGCCCTGGCGGCTTCACGCCGACCATCTTCGATAGAGGCGCAGGGGTCGAGTCGTTCGTCGGCTGGATGCTCTCCTCTTTCCGGCCCGAGAGCGCCAAGCAGATGACTAAGGACGCGCGCTCCCCGGCCAGCCGGCGCCCCGCTGGTGTCCCGCAGGGATCGCAGTCTGGCTTCGGTTCCTATCACCTTGGGAAGCTCCGGTTTTCGCACGTGGCCGGCATGTCCACTGAGGACGTCGCGCTGTGGATGCAGGACGCGATGAACCAGGGCGCGCAACTGCGCACCATGGGCGCCTACAACGACACCATGACCGGGAACTCTCTGCGCGACCCGCTCTCGGTCGGCTGGATCCGGGTCGCTGAGCCCGGTGCCTGCGCGTTCTGCCTCATGCTCGCCTCCCGGGGCTCCTACGGGATCC